ACGGCCGGACAATCTGTGGAATCTGTGTTCCCTACAATGTCGAGCAGCGCATCAACACGACACTCACCGAAGTATTCAGAGCCGGAGCGTTCTCGAGAGTCATCCCGAACGCACATCGCGTCAAGCTCCTCGTCGGACACGACGCCCAGGCTCTACCAATCGGCCGCGCCACACTCCTCCGCGAAGACACCAATGGCCTCTACGGCGAGTTCCGTGTCTCCAAAGGCTCCCGCGCAGACGACATCCTCGAGCTCGTAAGGGACGGCGCACTATCCGAACTAAGTATCGGATTCCAGCCATTGAAGGACAACCGCCGAAAAGATGGCGTGGTTGAGCGCATCGCAGCACACCTCGCCGAAGTCTCATTGGTCACATTCGGCGCATACGGCCACCAAGCCCAAGTCGTCGGCGTCCGCGACCAATCGACAACACCAAACCTCGACGCCGTCGAAGAACTCCTCAAAAACATCAAGCGATAACAATGCCATCTCCACAACGCGTCAAAACAGTCACATCAACCGCTAGCGAAATCATTTCGGTCGACCCCACAAACCGACCCGTCTGGCTTCAAATAGACGGGAACCAAACCGTCTACCTCGGAGACTCAACAGTAACCACGGCAAACGGATTCCCTATTGTGAAACACGCCGCCCCAATTCAAGGCCAACTCGGACCAGGTCAAGGCCTTTGGGCCGTATGCGCATCCGGACATACAGAAACTATCCGCATCTTTTCAGCACCCGAGGACTAGATGCCCTGGCACATTGAATCCGATAGTGAGTTTTGTAACGGCTTCGCAGTAGTCAAAGACGAAGACGGCGAGCTCGAGGGATGCCACAAAACCGAACAGCAAGCCAAAGACCAACTCGCCGCGCTCTACATCTCCGAAGAAGAAGACTCAGAGGCCGAGGATGAAATGCGCAAAGGCACCGGACCCGCAGCCATCATCGTCGACATCGACGGCACACTCCAGCTCCCTTCCGGCATCAACAACCAACTCATCCAATATCTGAACGCTCGAGACGAAATCAAAATCGTCGTCACCGCCCGTAACGAAACGCAGCGCGAATCGACAACCAAGTTTCTCGACGCCATCGACCTCGACTATCGCGGACTTCGCATGAGCTCCGGAGGCGATGTGAACACATACAAAGAAGGCGTCGCAAAGAGCCTCATGGAAAACCACGACATCGTCCTAGCAGTCGATAACAATCCAGCAACCCGCAAAACCTACGAAGACCTCGGCATACCAACCATGGCCCCAACATCCCGCAGAGACGAAGCGCAAGCAATACTCGCGCAGCTCCGCACCGTTGACTAGAATACGAACATCCGGCACCCCACCGAACCGAACAGAGCAACCCGCACCGCGGCAACCTCATCGGACGCTCAGGTAGGCACCCCGTCCCCATAATCCACGACCAAAGGACTACCTCCGTGAATCAGTTTCTATCCAACCTCCAAGAGAATCGTCAGTCAAAGACAAGCCTCATCGACGCAACGCTCACACGCGCCGCCGACGAAGCTCGTGACATTACCGAAATCGAATTGGCAAACATCCAGGCTCTCAAGCTCGAAATCGAAAAACTCGACGAGCGCATTGAGCAAATCTCAGACCTCGAAATCCGCAAGGCTAAAGCAGCAGAACTCGCAGCCTCAGTCGACGGCTCAGTAGTTGAGCATCGCTCAGCAGCTCCAGCACGAGTCATCTCAGAAGAAGCCACATACCACGAGCGCAGCGGAAACGACTTCCTCGCAGACGCAATCGCCGCCGAGTTCGGTGGCTCATACGAAGCCCGTGAGCGCATCACCCGCTACCAGCGCGAAACCATGGAAAAGCGTGACTCAGGGACCAGCAACTTCGCCGGCCTCGTCGTTCCGCAATACCTCGTCTCGAGCTTCGCACAGCTTCGCCGCGCAGGACGCCCAACATTGGACATCTCAACCAATCAGGCACTTCCAGCAGCCGGAATGACACTCAACATCGGTCGTCTCACGACTGGCGTGACTTCATATGTCCAGGCATCGGAAAACTCAGCTCCAACAGAGTCCTCACCAGACGACACTCTGCTCACAGTCAATGTGAACACAGTCGCCTCAATGTTCGACCTCTCAAAGCAAGCAATCCTCCGCGGAACAGGCGTAGAAACCCAACTCCTCGGCGACGCAGTCCGCTCATACCAGACAAAAGTCGACGCCTTGGCATTGAACGGCTCCGGCTCATCCGGCGAACACCGCGGAATCCTGAACACCACAGGAATCAACGCAACGACCTACACAGACGCAAGCCCAACATGGGCCGAGTTCTTCCCTAAGCTCGTCGCAGCAATCACCAACATCTCGACAAACTTCTACGGCGGCGCGACTCACATCGTGGCGCATCCGTCGATTATCGGTTGTTGGCTCCGCGCCTTGGACACCACAAACCGTCCACAGTTCGGCAACACAGCAGGAAACCCAATGAACGCAGCGGCCACCTTCGACCGTCCAGCGTATGACATGGGCGGACTCCAGATTCTCGGCTTGCCGGTAATCGCGGACGCAAACATGCCAACGAACCTCGGAACAGGTACAGACGAATCAGCAGTCATCGTCGGTGACTTCTCTGAGTCGTACATCTGGGAAGACAACGGCGGCTCGCCTCTCTATGTTCGCTTCGAACAGCCAGACGGCAACATTGCAATCCGTACAGTCGTCTTCGGCTTCTCGGCATACACAGCCGGCAAGTACCCGACAGCCTTCTCGGCTATCACCGGTACAGGCCTCATCGCCGCCAACTGGGCCTAAATAATCCCCCTCGGAACTCGGCCGAGCACATCGGCCGAGCTCTAGGATTACATCATGAACAAAGAGACTCTCATTCGCGCACTCGAAACAGAGCTAACCGGATACATCCGTCGAGGCTTGAACGAACGCGCCAACCTCGTCCGCCAAGAGCTCATCCGGCTCGGACGCCCGATGGACACACCGTCCGCCGTGGATGTGCCGTCCGAGTCGGGTAGCACCCCCACAACACCCCCCACACGCGTCAGGAAGGCTCCAGAGCCTTCAAAGCCTGAACCGAAGGCAAAGGCACCCGAGAAGAAAAGAAAGCCCTAATGGCAATCACTAACGGCTACATCACTCTCGCCAATCTCAAGACCTACCTCAAAATCGACGACTCAGTCGAAGACACACTTCTCGAGTCCATCATTGAATCCGCCTCCAGGAGCATCGACCGCATCGCAAACCGTCGTTTCTATCTCGACGCAACCGCCACCGCCCGCACCTATCGCCCCGTCGGGAATATGCGCGTCATCGTTGACGACTTCGGAACCACCACCGGCCTCATCCTCAAAACCGACCCCGACTCGACTGGCACCTACCAAACGACAATGACTCTCAACACGGACTACATCGTCGAGCCAACCACCGCACTCGCTAAAGGCCGCCCACTCAACTACCTCACCATCGTCGGCGGAACCGCGCTATCACTACCCGTCAACTATCGCCCACAAGTCGAAGTGACCGCAAAGTGGGGATGGCCCGCAGTACCAGACGACATCGAACAGGCCACCTACATCCTTTCCGCTGACCTCTACAAGCGCAAAGACTCAATCGGAGGCGTCCTGGGACTCTCAGAGCTAGGCGCGATACGAATGTCGCCACTCGGCCGCGACATCGCAGCAATGGTCCGCGCATACCGGCGCGAGTTCTTCGCGTGAACCCAACATCAGTCCGCCAAGGGCTCACAACAGCCCTCGACACCATCACCGGCCTCCGGTGCTTCGACTATGTGCCGGACTCGCTCGCTCCGCCAGCGGCCGTCGTTGAACCATTAGAAATCACCTATGGAATGTCCATGTCATCTAACGGCCTCGACTACTACCGAGGCTTCGTGCTTGTCATCGTCGGCCGAATGTCAGACCGTTCATCACAAGACCGCCTCGATGCCTACCTTGCATCAACCGGAGCCTCAAGCGTTGTCGCAGCAATAGAAGCGGACCGCACACTTGGCGGCGCGTGTTCCACTTGCCAAGTCACCGAAGCTCTACCTCGCTCGGTAGTAGTATCAGGCGTAGAAATGACCGCCTACCGATTCGAGGTCGACATATATGGCTAGCTACAAAATCATCTCAGAAAACTCCACACTCGGAGCTCCTGGAACCGTCATCACAGACGAAGACATCATCGCCGCACCGGCAGACATCGACCTTCTTGTCGAATCTGGCATCGTCGAACCCGTAACAAAACCCACAACCAAAGAAAAGGACTAAGCCATGGCCGTCTTCGTATTCACCGACGCATTCCTTACAATTAACACCGTAAATCTCAGCAGCTTCGTAACGAGTATTTCCGTCAACTATGAAAAAGACAGCGTTGAAGTAACCGGAATGGGAACAGCAGCAGCTCATGTCTTTACAGGCGGGCTCCAGAACCTCTCAGTCACCGTAGAACTAAACAACGACCAAGCCGCAACAAGCGTCCTCGAGACTCTTTACAGCGCAGTCGGCTCAGGCTCCAACACTCTCGTCATCAAGAACGCGACCTCCGGTAGCCCTCTGCCGGTCTTCACGGTATCTAATGCCTTCCTCGCCTCGTCAACTCCAGTCAACGGAGCCGTCGGCGAACTATCCAAGCAATCCATCACCTTCACCGGTGGTTCAATAGTAAAGAGCTAATCATGGCAGTATTCGTCCTTACAGACGCCACCGTAACAATGGCACCAACGACCGGCGGAACCGCCGTGTCGCTAACTCCGTTCGTAACAAGCGTTTCCATAAATTATGAAAAAGACAGCATCGAAGTAACTTCGATGGGAGCCACGGGCCATGTTTTCCAGGGAGGCCTTGTCAATCTGTCCGTGACCTTGGAAGTTAATAACGACATGGCAACTAGCTCAGTCCTAGACACGCTCTACGCCAATGTCGGCACCGGAACCACGCAGCTCATCATCGCAAACAGCACGACCGCAGGGACCCAGAAGTTCACTTGTACCTCGATGTTCTTAGCCTCCTCAACCCCCGTAAATGGTGCCGTCGGAGAGCTCAGTAAGCAAAGCATCACCCTCACAGGTGGCTCAATCACAAAGGGAACCGTCTAAAACCATGGCAATC